CGACTGTTGCGGTTGCTACTTCTTCGGGTGCGGTTTCTTCACTCATAACGGTTTCTCCATGCGGATTAGTTTGGCCCTGCGGCCCTGCCTAGTTTTCTAGGAAGTTTATTTAGACCCAGCTGTTTGCCTCATTGCGCTGAAAACATCTTTAGCGCCGGTGGCCCTGCCTATGGTGTTTGGGTCTTGAAAATCTGGGGAGTCTACGAACTCGGTCGCCACGTTGTATTCGGCTTCGAATTTGTCATAATAATCTGGCCTTATCGGACTATCGCCTAGATAAATTGTTTCTATCGTGCAGTGGCAATTATCATGAAAATCTATGGCGTAGTCTGCGGTTCTAACGTCTGATCCCCTAAAGCTCTCGAAAGCTAAAACCCGGCAGAAGGAACACGCGTCCGCCCTTGCTACTCGCTGAACTTTTACTACCGCAGAATCTAGGCCAGAGTTATAAAGGCTGGTGTCTCTCTGGTATGACGCCAGCGCTCTAGTGAGGCTATTTGCTAAAGCGGGCTTCATCACGTCGAAGCCTTTATCTGAGGCTAGTTTCATCGAGTAGTTCACTAGCCCGTCAACTTTGCCGGTCAAGTCAAACTCTGGTTTTGTTGCCACGTAAATAGCACCATCTAATTTAGCCAGTGCGAACCTATTAGCTCGGTTGGTTCTAGACTGCCTAGCGTTCCTTCTAGCCCCTCGAGATAGCTGGACTTCCGGGGCTACTCTTTCAGCGAACCAGGCCGCTCGGGTCTCGTTGTAATAGTCCAACGCGGCGGTTGCGTTTACCTGTCCGAACTGGTCGACTATAGGGGTCATTGTTTGGCGTAGAAACCCGCCGAGTTCTTGGCGGCCAAAGTCTCTACCCACCTCCACAATACCTAGGGTCTGCCTCATTGCGATAGTGTCCACAGCCGCTAAAGTGTTTCGCTGCCTAATCTGCATTTGAATGCGGAATTGGTTATAGCTTACTTCTCTGCCGTCAATTACTGGCATGGCTAAACCGCGGTCGCTCCACGTGCGGCGTCTGCAAGATTTGCGATCAAGTCTCGCCCGGCATTTGCTGCCTTTTCAGATTTGATAACCTGCTTATCGCCTTCGGTCAATCCGATGCGGTTATAAGTGATTTCGCTATCTGCAAGCAAGACACCGCTGGCGATTAGCTTGATTACCTCATCGGCCGCCGCTGCCCTAGTTGGGGTTGAAGCGTCGCGCCAAATTGCCCTGACATCGTTTAGCTCGCTAGGCAACTCCTCGGGAGTTAGTCCGTCACGAACCTGAACGGCCAGCCTTGCAACCTCTAGCCAACTGCGCCCGAATTGCCTTTGGCGTCTTTCGGCACGCTTCACTAAACGCGCTTCCATCTGCCGGATTGCATCCGCGCTTGCTGGGTTGTCAGTTTGGAAACCTAAATAAGAGGCTGGGATTGCAGTCTCTGCGGCGACTAGCTGGGCATAAGCCCTAATCTGCTCAAAGTATGGGGTTGTGGATCCGGCGGTGAACTGGCCAACCTCGGGCATAACTCCGTTATCTTCGTTATAAGGTAGCCCCAAGATTCGCCCTTGGTAAACACTCCAGGGGTTTAGCGGGTTACCATCCGCGTCTAGGAACACGTCTTGGTCTGCGCCTAGCACGTAGCGCTGTGGGGCGCTGTAAAACTCTCGGGCAACTTCTGCCCCTAATAATGTTCTCATGGCCGCGTCGGTGTAGCTTCGGACTGCGGGCGTTATCTCTGAGCGCCCATAAGGGTCGCTAGATCGCGGGTTGTTTGGAATTGCCGAAACTGGAACTGCGCCTAAATTGTGGATGTCGCGCTCGACCTCAAACCAGCCAGTTGCCGCATACTCGATAAAGATTGTTTCATTAGGCAAGTAAAGGGATCCGCTGGAGTAATTGCCTTTTGAATCATGGTTGACTAAAAGAGCGGCCGCGACTTTGCGGGTTCGGCTATCGTAAACCGCGGTCATTTTCTTAGGTGACTCAATGGTTATAAGTGGATTAGCTTCTCCGCTGTTCCCACGTCCTACAACAACGAACCCGGTGCCATAAATCAAAGCGTCTCGGTGAGCCATTGAACTTTCTAGATCCAGCTCATTTGCGCGGAAGATTTCATTGAGTCCCAAGACTTCGCCGTTTAGGTATCCTTCAAAGTCAAGGCGCTCTTCTAGCACGTCAACGGCAGTCCCAGCCCAGCCCACTACGGTTTCCACGTTGGTTAGTTGTGGCGGTATGGAAATGCGTAAATCCTTCAGCTTATTCTTGCCCTCGTAATAGTTATTGAGAAGGAAGTTTTTATACTCATGCTGGCCAAGTTGCCGGGCAAGCGACTCGACCAGTCTTCCCTCGTCTATGTTCAACGTCATAAAATTACTGCCCTTCGGCGTTCGGTTTTTTGAGTGCGGCCCTTGCTTGCGTGTCTTGCACCATTGGCCAATACTGCACAGGCTAATAAGTCAATTTTGCGGGGTGAATTCTTTTTCTCTTTGCGGAAGCTTCCCGATTCAGTAGCGACTGCGTTCAGGATGTGGCGCTCAAGCCTTGGGTCTTGGTCTCCGCCTATTTCACTGGCAACTAGATCGGCTACAAATTGCTGTGCTAGTGGGGCCATGCGTTGGGTTGTCGGTGGAATTCTTTCGACCCGGTTGCGCCAAGTCTTAGACCATTCCAAAACATCAGGCTCATAGAACGAGGGGTCGCACCATAGTTTTACAACGTTGTATTCTTCAAACATTTTGGCAACCGCTAGGTTCACCTCGGCGCGGTCAACAGTCCACTCGGGGTTCTGTGGGTCTGGTTCCCAAACTGCCATTACCGAAATAGTTCCAGTCTCAACATCGACCATAACTAACCCAGTCGAGTCCCCGCTAACCGAGCCGTCAAACCCAGCGCAGATGGTAGCGCCCAATGGTATTGACTCATCGCGCTTGGCTTCGACGTAATGGTGAGGGCTGATAAAGTCTTGCCCTGCAAGTCTGACCCACTGGTTGAGCCTATAACGTTGAAACCCTGCGAAGCCTGCTGATCCTGCCGAAGAGACTGCGGCGTCAAAATCGCTAGTGTCTAAAAGCCCTTCGGCTAAATTAGGATTTGATTTTCGCCATGTCTCGGGGTCTGTGGGGTCGTCTTCCTGCGACGCCTCCCACCACCAAAACCCGAAAGCCTTATCTTCTATTCCCGCCTCAGAACTTGCCACCCTGCGGCCATGTTCGTAAAGTCTCCCTAAAAGTGTGTCGGTGTTTCCGCCTGCTGTTGTAATTCCAACAACTAAAGATTCTGGCCTATCTGCCGAGCCTGTGGTTAGGGCCTCCCAAAGCTCTTCGCCTCGGGTGCTGTTCCCTGACCCGCTCCAGGCGTGCAGTTCGTCTGCGATAACCATTGAAGGCCCGAGTCCGTGCGCTCGCATAGCATCCGCCGATAGCGCCCGGTAGACACTGCCCTTGCTGGGGACTTCTAGCACGTCGCGGTAAACCTTGAACATTCGCGAAAGCTCTGGGCTGTTTATTACTTGCTGCCTGGCTTCGCCGAACACTATTTTGGCCTGGTTGCGATCGCTTGCCGCGCTATAGGTCTGAGCGCCCTCGGTGTATAAAGTATGTTCTAGGGCAAGCGTAGTTCCTAATAAACTTTTACCATTCTTGCGGGGAAGTCCGATTATTGCCCTGCGGTAGCGCATTAGTCCAGTGATTGGATCAAGCTCTAAAAGCCTATCTAAAAGCCAGCTCTGCCAGTTGGTAAACTCCAGCGGCTGCCCTACTCTAAACCCGCGAGAAGCCTTTAGAAGGGTTGCGGCGAAGTCCGTCACGTTAGGGCCAAGGGTCTTATCGCTGTAGCTTGCGACTGAATACGCGGGCGCCCATAGCGGGCTAGGTTCCGGTAGCGCGGTCAACGCGGCGGGCCTTAAGCTCGTCTAGTCCGTCACGAACCCTGACTTCACTCAAACCTAATCGGCTTCTATCGCTTGGGCTAAAGCCTATGGCGGCAAGCCATGCAGTTAGTTGAGTTCGAAGATTTCCGATTTGAGTGACAACCGGATGGGTAACGACTTGGCCGTTTGCAGTTGTATAAAATCTTTCGACTGTTTTGGTTTCGAGTTGGCTTCTTAAATCCACGTATTCATCGTGAGCCTCGCAGATAAGCCGAATAATAGTAAAGTCTGAGTCTGGGCTAAGCCATGCCTTGCCAGCGAGCCAAACGTGGTTCCACAGTTCTAGGCCGTGTTCACCTAGTGCGGGCGGGTTCGGGATACCGATAGCGGCGCTAAGCCCCTGCCCCGGTGTGGGTGCATTGGGTAGCGTCTTCTTGCTCGGGTTGCCATTTAGCCGGTGTTGTTCTATCGGCTTAGCTGGTCGCCCCGTTGGTCTGCCTGTTCCTGCCATGCGGCTATCCCTATCTTCGCCCTGCGGCGGATGCCCATTGCGGGCGGTTTGTATCAAAGCTAATCGAACATGTGTTCGAATGAAAAGGGGAGGCCCCCTCTGGATATCCCGATTGCGTGTTTTGACTAATCGCCCCGAGCTTCCGTGGAGGGGAGGGGAGGGGTCTACCCCCACCCGCCGTCTCGTGGTCGAAAGTTTGTTCGGATAAAAATGTAGATTCAACGATTATCTTTTGGGGTATGGCCGGTATCCCCGCATTGGCTTCGGTTGAATCGCAGCTTTAGCTTGTTGTCCTTCTAGGCTGCTCTTACCCCTATGGCACTGGGTGCATATGGCTGCTAGGTTGCCTAGGCTGTGGTCATCGCCTGCGGTTACGTGGTCTACCTCACTGGCCTTAGCTCCGCATAAATAACAAATGTTATTTGCTTTCTTCAACACTATAAGTCTTCGGGTGTTCCAGTCGCTTGGAAGCCTAGCCTTGCGGGTTGACTCTTGCCATACCGGGCGGTGTTGTTGACATACCCCGCCGCCTGTAGCTATTGCGTAATTTAAACACTTTGGAATTCTGCATGGTGTTGGTGCCAGCATTTTCTTTTCTCGTTCATCTGGTGGAGTTGGTGAGAATTGAACTCACGTCCCTAGCCCTGCACTTCGGCCCTAAGCTAGATCGAAACCATTACAACCCCGAAGAAGCTGCGAAGTTATTATTCTCTGCATTCAATAGAAGAGGTTCACCCGCCGCCAGACCCCTACAACACGAACCCGAAACCGGTTGCCGGGTAGATTCGTGGAGACCCCTCTACTTATAGTAAAGGGATTCTAGAGGCCAAAACGGACAAACTATCTTTCATTGCGGATTATCTCTAGCAGTCTTGCCCAAGGGATTTCGAAGTTGTCGCCTGTAGATCCTTCAGTAGTGAGTGCATCTAGGATTCTGATTGCCTCCCTAGCTGCCCCTAGTTGCTCCGAGGCTGACTGTAGTTTCTCTGTCTCTAGCGTGTTCATCGTGTGCCTAACTCTGGGTTGTCTAGGTATTCCTTTAGGTCGTCTAGGTAGACGTATTCGCCGATCTTGTTTGTGCAGCTTATGTTATCGCAGATTTCTAGTATGCGCTCTTGCTCGCTCTTAGCGCCATGCTCTGCCCCTATGCCGAAATAATGAATTGCTTGCTTGCTTCGTCGTTGGATAGCATTTCTAAAAAACATCTCTGGGATTCCTTCCTGGTTCAGCTAACGGGTCGGTGTGTCTTATTATGCGCTTTATTGCCTATCGGTGAAGTTTAGGCAATAGATTCGAGATAAAGCCTGATTATCTGCATAGTATGGCTAATCGTCGTTTCTTGAATCCACCCATAGAGCGAACTGCTCGAGGATTGCTTCTTCAGCTTTGCCCTTATCGGTAACCGGATTCATGTCGTCTAGCCACTCCCAAGCCTCTTTGAGTATTCGGCGGCGCTCTGCAAGTTCGCCATGCCTGTAGGCGCTCTGGGCGTTTGTTGCGATTAGGTCGTTTACACTCATATTCACAGTTCCTAAGTAAGTGTTACTAATGGGTATTGTTTGTAACAGTTGTTTCTAATGATAAGGCAACTATCAGCAAACTTCATTCGCTTAGGCCCTCCAGTAGCTCGTAGATCCGATAAGCGGATACCGCCACCTTATCCCTAGCCCCTGACATAAAGCGCCCGGCGTTGAAGTAGATTTTCTTTGCTTCCTCATCAAGTAGCGTTTTGCTTACCGACTTGGTTGGTTCAATCTTTGACCTTACTTCGACATAAACAGTCTTAGGCGTCGGGTTGCGCCATGATGGGTCTATGCGCTCAAGTTCAAGCGCCTGCCAGTCCTGGAGTGTGTATTTAGTCATTTTTTGCTTTCCTTACTATGAAAAACACGAATACCCTTTTACCTAGAATAATGTCCAGGGTTGGCTGAATCTTCATGTCATAAAGGTTCATTCCGAAGACATAGGTTGTGAAAGAGCTGGAGTCTCTATAGCTTCTAAACTTGATCATGTTATCCCTTTCATGTTTTGACGGATGCTAGCTTTTATGTTTTTACGGACGCCAAAAGGATAACTAAAACGTTATAGTTGTGACATAAGTGGTATTTAGGTGCAAAGTATGCGTGACAAACTGTCGTTTAGTTTGACATTTTGCTGAATTGTAGAACTTGGACTGTTCGGGATTTCCGAACGGTTGCTTAGTCATCTTGTGCCTCCTTGATTGTCTCGATTGACTTGCAGCCAGTGCATAGCACGTCATGCAGAATTACAGGGACATCATCTCCACCTCGAGGCTCAAAGTGAGTGTGGTGAAAATAAGGGTGTCCTAGCAGCTTCATAATCTCACGCTCCCTGGCAATCACAGCTCTAGCTATCTTGGTTTCAATCATTGCAATGAGAGCGTGGGGCGCATCTAGCATGTCGTTAGCCCAGTGGTTATCAAGGAACTCTTGCTCGTATTTTAGATCGTTCTGGTCAGGTGAGGCTAGGTAATCCTCTTGCTCAGTCATCTTGTCCCTCCATAATGGTTTCCTCTAGCTCTTCTATGTAAAAGGGTGCGGCTAGGGTTTCAAGAATCGTCCTGCTGGCGGCCTTTGCTCGGAGTGCTTCTAGTATGCGCTGCCGTTCTGCTTGCACTCCCAGATAAAAGGCAGTAGTCCTGCCGGTGTCCTCGTAATCTTTGCTCTGGCTCACTGGGTTACCTCATCGGCCACTTGGGTCATGGGTTCTAGTGGCACGCTAATGCCCCTCATTCGCTCGGTGCGTAGGTGGACATCTAGGCTGTGGATCTTGTCAAGCCGAAAGCCTGACCAGCGTTTGTTATCGGTTTCGATAATCGGTGCGGCGGTTAGGTTCAACTCTTTGAATCGCTCAACGGCCTTTGGGTTGCGGTTTAGTTCTCGGACTTCATACTGTATGCCTCGCTTTTCTAGCTGGCGCTTAGTGTTATCGCATTGCACGCAGTTAGGGAGAGTCCAGACTGTGATTTTCATCATCATTTCAGCGCCTCTAGTGCTAATGCCAGCCCTGGGTAATTCTTTTTTGCGGTCACAATGCCTGCGGTTTGTATTTGGACTTTCGCCTGATCGTGTCCAGCCCTGCATCCCATTTGATAATCCTCTTCTAACTCGCGCTCAAAGAATCGCTCAACAACCCAGCGTCTAAGTTCAGTGATTTTGGTTTCCGTCCAGGTTAACTCTTGCAAGTCTTCCATCTTTCTCGGCGGTAAATTGTTAGGCATTGTCTCCCCTTAGCTCCCTAGCAGCCCAGCGAAGGATTTCTGACTTATCTAGATCCCCGCCGTTCGCTTCAATGTCTGAAAGCTCTTCCAATCCGATGATTGCCGCGTCAAAGCCCTCTGTGTAGGAAAGCATTTCAAGAGTGTCTAGTGTGTTCTCTGCGGCTTTTCTGAGCAGTCTGGTGTTTAGGCTCATGGTGTCCCCTTAGAATCCGATGTAGCTATCGTAGAAGCTCGCCAAGATGTCCCAGACGAACTTGATTATTATGCGGTGGGTGTCGGTTACTAGCAAAGCTACCCCGCCGATTATGGCGATTGCTGAGATTGCAGCCTGTGAGGTCTTGAGTGTCTCGGTTTTCATTAGTCCACCTGCGCCAATCGAAACGTGAAGTCTCTGATCTGGGCGTTTATTGCGGTTATGAAGAGCTTTGGGCAGTTTTTCCGGTAAGCCTCTTTGCGCTGCTCTAGTGCTGTGGCTAGTAGTGACTCTAATTCTTGCTTCATGATTTCCCCTTCGTTAGCCGTTTGGCTATGTTTCAAAGTTACACCCACAGGGCGAGGCGATGCAACTTTGCTTTATAACGAATCTATTACGCTCGGCGATGTCACGTTCCCCATACTTTTAGAAGTCGGTTACTCCGGCCACTCTGACTTGATGACCAACTGAGCGATAACCGCATAATTAGCAAGATCTAAAAAGCTGTCTGACAGACTTTCATAATTCCCTGGTTGCCCCGAGTCGATTAGGTGGTTGATTCGGGCCAGTTTGTCATGCATACGAACTCGGAGGCCGTTTAGAGCGCCGCCTGGGGCGTCTGCGATGTTTTTTGGGCCATAGTCTTCGTGTTTCTTTAGCAATAGTTCGCAGTTTCCTAAGACTTGGGCGTAAACCGCGTTATTGAACCGCTCATCTTTGGGGTTGGTCATGCCTTAGTTCCTTTTTCTAAAAGTAAATAAACAATTTCGTCTAACCTGCAGCTTATTTTTGAAATAATTGCGTTATTTTTGCTAGGTCATCCTCTGACGCAACCCGAATGCTTACCAAGACACCGCCTAAAGCCTCTGAAGGGGTCGTGTAGACCTTAGAAGCTTCCCAGCGAACTATTAGGCTATCTGACTCTAAAAGCCCTGTGTCAGTCTCTAGGGCGTCTCCTAGGGCGCGCTGTAGTTTGTCTAGGTCTGGCATTTTCGAGGGCCATAGTCGACCCTTGACGCTCTCAGGCTTGGGAATTATGAAAGTTGCGGAGACTATGACTGGCTCTGTGAACTTTACGACCTCCCCAAGCTCCGAGATTCGGGCGAAGATTGCCTTGCTGATTGCTTCGCGCCATGGCTTCAAGTATTTAGACGCTTCGATAAAGCGACCGTTGCCCACGAACTTTTTAGATCCTTGGGGCGCGGGTCTACCATAGACGCGAAAATCAAACACTAGAAGGGCAGGTCATTTTCTTCAACGGCCTGAGTGCTTGGGGTGTCGCCTAAGACTTCCTCGATTGAATCGGCCCTGACTTTGATACTTACCCCGGTGCTTCCGTCTTTTTTCTGAAAGATGTTGAGTCCAGTGATGCGTCCTGTGACTGTGACTTGCCTAGCCTCGGACTGAAATGGCTCTGCGGTAGTGACGTCATAGCTCAGCTTGTCGACGGTTTCCCACTCGCCCTGGTCGTTCGTGCGCCTGACATCGGCGGAAACTCTAAGAGCGGTTCCCCAGTCAAAGCTTTTTACCTCGTTTAGCCAGCCGGTCAAGATGATTGCGGCGCTGTTTCTTGTTGTCATTAGTTGCCCTTCGGTTTGTTGTTTCTGATGCATGTCAAGCAGCGAGCTACTGAATTCCCATGCTCGCATTGTGGTGGGCCGTTGGCCCTTCGGCTTTCGGCTTCGGTGTGTTCGTTTGCCAATCTGAAGCGTTCCTTATCGCGCTGGATAGCTTCGCGCTCTAGCCTAGCTGTGCGGTCGGACAAGTTATCGGATTCAATCTCCTGTTTTGACTTTATGCGCTCCGGGTAGGGTTCGTTCTCCCAAGAGCCAGCATTTAGCCAAGAAGCCGGGTGAGGAATGAACTGCTTGGGTGGCAGATTGGGATCAAGTGATAATCTCTTGACACCCTCAAGGATTGCTTTAAGGTTGCCGTCTTGAGCTGCTTTGATAAAAGACTTTTTCGCGGACAGCTTTTCGACCCTTCTCGGGTAGGTATTCCAGAACTCTAAGAATTCATCCTCAAGGTTTCCTTGGGGAAGTTTCTTAATAACTTGTTTTTCTTTAAGTATGTTCTTCTTAGGGGTCGGATTTTCCGTCGTCGGGTTTTCCGTCAACGGTAAATCGGAAGGGTCGCTGGTTGTCCAGACGGTTTCACCAAATCGGCCGCCTTCGTTTATCTGCGATCGAGTCAAATAACCCTCGCGTTCTAGCTCCCCAATCGCTGTTCTTATTGAATCCTTGCCCTCTTGATTTTGCTCGGCTAAGGCGTTCACGCTAAGAGACCATCCGGTCGAGTGCGATAAAATTAGGGTTAGTAATCCCCTGGCCTTTAGTGTCAGCTTCGCGTCTCTGATCCAATGGTTAGGTATCTGGGTAAAGTGTTCATCAAAATAGTGATGCCCTCTGATTAGTGGCATTATTTCCCCTTAGTTTCTGTTCGTCCAAAGTGGTCATCTAAAATGAACCACGCGTTTACCTTAGTATCAAAGATAGGAATTTCACAGGGCCTAGCCCACTTCGAAACTTTCCAGCCGTAAAAAGTTGCTATCTGAGCTGCCCCAGAATCTGACTCGATGAGCGAGTTCATGCGCGAGCAAAGGGTTACTAGGTTAGAAGGCTTGTTTAGGTAGCTGGTTTTAGTCGCCCCACCCATTCCGCGATTGGCTCGGTGGTTTGGGCTGATTGCTTCAGCCTCTCCGCAGCAGACACACCCGCCTAAGTCTCGAGCGACTAACGCGGCGAAGTCTTTTGGTTTCATTTTTCCCTTATTTTCCTGTGCCGCCGACGCGCCATTCTAATTCGACCATCCTAGCGCTAGTCTGAATAGCCCCTGTAGCCTCGCTGAGCTGTCTAAGTTGCGCCTTGGCCCTATTT